AGCACTATATTGATACAAACATTACTGGTACACAACGTATCGTCGAAGCACTGGAAGTCAAAGGACTTAATATTCCTGTAGTATATGCTTCATCATCGTGTGTAATGCATGGTCAGCCTTTACCTTGGAATGAAGTTGATAAACCAGAAAATCAAAACAACCCGTATGGCTGGTCTAAGAAAGTAAACGAATGTCAGTTTGGTCATTCAAAAATTAGACGTACTGCTGGCTTACGATTCTTTACTGTGTATGGTCCTTATGGAAGACCTGACATGGCGTTGTTTAAGTTTACTGATAACATTATAAAAGGTAAACCAATTGACTTATATAACTTTGGTGATATGAAACGTGACTTTACTTATGTCGAAGATATTGTTCATGGCATCAGCTTAGTGATAGCTAAGGTTATGAGAGATGGTGATAGTTATCATGAGATATATAATATCGGATATGGACAACAAGTAGAGTTACTTGATTTTGTAGATCATATTGAAAAGAACCTTGATCGTACAGCAATACGTAATCCTTGTGAAGCACATCCAGCAGATACTCCAGCCACATGGTCAGATACGACTAAACTTCAAGAGTTAGGTTACAAACCAACAACACCTATCGCTGAAGGCGTGGAAAAATTTATCAATTGGTACAAAGATTATTACAAGGTGAATTAATGAATTATGCAAGTATTGTTCCACTCATAGGTGGGGAAACAATAGCAATGGAAAACGTATTCGGGAAACGTCCCGAATACATCCTCTCTTACACGGATTTTATAGCAAATGATAGCCAGCTTCTTAACCATTATAATAATAGTATTCCTTATTTACTGCTTGATAAAGGGGACACTGCTCCTGGCAGAGTGGACGTGGTCAATACTGTCTGCCCTTGTGCGGGCCTTTCTTCACTTAGTCCTACTAGCAGCGGTGATAGCAATACTAATGATTGGATGGTCAAGTCTGCCGAGTATGTGCTCGAATCCATCCAACCAACTGTGTTCTGGGGTGAAAATGCTCCACGGCTCGCTAGTCGAATGGGAGAACCAGTTGTGGCAAAACTACGAGAAATTGGAAGGAGAAACGGTTACGTCTTCTCCATCTACAAAACCAAATCAATCCTCCACGGATTAAGCCAGGTTAGAGACAGGTCATTCTATTTCTTTTGGAAAGGAAACTCTGTACCGATCTTATCGTATTACAATCGTCCATACATGAAGATTGAAGACCAGATTCGTTCATCTGCTACGAATGAACCAGATCCAATGTTTGAACAAGTAAACAGCAAGCAGAAACCTTCGGACAACCCTTACTATCAATACATATTAGAAGAAATGCACGGTGGAATTACTCACCCTGAGTTCTTTCAACAGATTGAAAAGACTACGAATCCTTTACACTACATTGAAGATAAAGGTGTATCTTATAAGGATGTGGGCGTTTGGATGGCAGAAAGAGGTCACCAGAAGCTTTCTGAGAAGTGTAACTATATGTTTGATAAGTTATCGGCCGGTGGAAACATAATGAGAAAGATGACTGAGATAGGAAAAGATCGTATCGGTGCTTTTGTTGGTCACTTCCCTCATACCTTATGTCACCCTGATGAAGATCGTTATATAAATACTCGTGAAGCATTAGACATAATGAAGATGCCAAAAGACTTTATGTTACAAGGAGGACTAAAGAACTTAAATATGATATGTCAGAACGTACCCGTTACGACAGCAATGGACATGGCAGAAAATGTAAAAGGATTCTTAGGAGGTGACTTGCAAATGGTCGAAGCAGAATATATCTTGCAAGATAACAAGACTCAATCATACAATATTGAAAAAGCTCCTAATACTTTAGAGGCTTTTATTTAGTTTCTAATGTCATTAATGTCTACGTACAAGCATGCAACGCTTTCATTCTTACTAGTAACCAATACAGCTGCGGCGCTCATAGCTGCAGTGCAATCTGTTTCTTTTGAAAAGTTACCAATATGAAAGTGATTGACATTTTGTGTTGCCATTAATTGTACCCATAGCAATACCCACATTTACCATTTCCCTTGTGTTGAACCTATAATCCAAACTATAAAAACCATGACGCCGAGAACAACTGCACCTACAGTAACTCCTACTATCCATTCTAATATTAACTGCTTACGTTCTTCTGCTGCATACACAATTTCTTTTCGTTTCTTTCTCATATCACCTTCTATTTTTACAATCTCATCCCAAGCAGATGGACCATAATAAAAACTAATATGTGTTTTCATTTCCTCACGCATCTCTTTGGCCTTTTGTTTATGGCCCCAGACTTCTAATGCGTTCTGTTCTATTTGACTTGCACCAAACATTTTCTTAAACAACGGAGGATTCTGCGCCTGTTTATGAGCAAAATCTAAGTCAGACATCGAGGTAGCCCACTTTTGTAGTGTGCCAGCCATGTCATGTAATTCTCTTCCTGTTGCAACAGCTTTCTTAATGCCATTATATGCAGCGGTAGCCATACCGATAGCGCTTATTGGATCTATCATAGCAGTTTCCCTTCGTAACTATTTATAAAAAAGCGTATCTTATTGAAAACAAACAAAACTTTTTCCTTTACATTTGCAAAGAAATAGTATAGAATGGTACATGAAAGAGGAATATCGGGCTATAATAAATACTAATGACAAGATTTATTACCATAACAAGTGGATTAATCACTATGAGTATAACAGCAGGCTTATTTAGCATCGCTATGCTGGGTCTACCCGATGTAGATCCAAAACAGCAAAACTGTCTAGCAATGAACATTTATCACGAAGCACGTAGCGAAAGGATAGAAGGTCAAATTGCAGTGGCACACGTAACTATGAATCGCGCCAAACACGAAAAATTTCCTGACACTATATGTGATGTTGTTTATCAGTACAAACAATTCAGTTGGACGTTTTTGGTGAAAGACCACACGCCTAAAGAAAAGCGTGCTTGGGATAGAGCCATGGTTATTGCACGTGACGTCATGATAGGTAACACTATTGATCCATCACAAGGAGCTACATTCTATCACGCTAATTATGTAGATCCGTTTTGGAATAAAGAAAAGTCTTTGAGCGTAAGTAAGATTATTGGACTACATGTCTTTTACACTTGGACTGGTAGGTGGGATTGATGTACGTAACACCATGCGTACAGATATGTCGAATTGATAAAGAAACAAGAAAATGCGTCGGCTGCGGTCGAACAGTAGATGAGATAAGTAAGTGGCCAAGAATGCACTACCACCAAAGAATGAAAATAATGAGGAGACTTGGATATGGCAAAAGACGAAAACATAATAAATCTTAGAGATAAAAGTGAAACAACAATTGAAGTTGATACAGGAACATTCACATTGGATTTAAATGACTACGACATGGTTGATTATAAATTTAACGAAGGTAATTTGATTGATGAGTTTCAGATGTACATTGATAAAACATATGAACAACATTATGCTAAAGATAAGTTCCAAGCAACAGAATTCATCATTGACGGAGGCCACGGCACTGGTTTCTGCATTGGCAATGTTCTAAAGTATGCTCAGCGTTATGGCAAAAAAGGAAGTCATACTGATGCTCGTAAAGATTTGATGAAGGTATTACACTATGCCCTTATCCAATTACACATTCACGATACTCAAGAAGAAGAGTAAATTCATCGTATATGATGATAAAGGGAAAGTGATAATAATATCACGGTCAAAGAATATCGTGAAAAGCTATTTACTTTCTCTGCGACATGTGGTTAAATAACCCCATAGACGTTAGAGGATATACAGGACCCGGGGGCGGTACCCGGCACCTCCACCAAAAACACATTAAGGAAAAACATGATTAGTAAGAAATGTAAATTGCATGTAGAAGAAGCCGGCATGTCTCGCTGGCAACATTTCAAACGAGCTCTATGGATTTCTTGGCAGTTAGAAAAAGCAGCATATGCATGCTTCGTACATGCCTTTGTTCCTCGTTGGTTTGAAACTTATGCATCAAGTAAATGTAAAGAAGTTTTAGATTCTAAGTAGTGTGTTTTTGATGGGGGTGAAATAGGATCGACTGGTGTTTGAGTCTATAAAACATAAACGCAAACGATAACTTTGCACCTTCTGGATTTGCACTAGCTGCATAATCACAGGGAGCTGGCCACTTGCTTAGCAACAGGAAAGTGGTACCATAAAAGTAAGGAGACAATTATGGAAACTTTAAACAAAGTGAAATCATGGGCAGGCGCCTTAGCTGATGTAGGACTTAGTGTTGCTGCATTAGCGATCATCCTAGAAATACTAGGACTAAGTGCTATGCCATTCATGCCTGAAGGTATGAGTGTAGTTGACAATGTAACAGCAATGTTAGCTGGACTCGGCGCTGAAGGCGTCATGGGGCTGATCTCAGTTTGGGTTCTATATGAAATCTGGAATCGTAAATAATTTCTAATAGAGGAAAATTAAAATGAAACTTGCAGCAGCAGCGGCAACAACAGCACTACTACTTACAGCTTGCATGGCAACGACTGAAGCAGAAGCAGCTGAAATCGGAGCAACAGGCATCTCAATAGGTGCTGAATTAGACAATCGCTACAACATTGATACAGAAACAATGACAGCGACGTTAACACCAGGAGTCGGTTATGACTTATCAGGTGTATCATTATCAGCAGAAATGGATTTCATTCTGTATGAAAACGAATTCACATTAAATAATGATGAATTACCAACTCTAGACGTTGGCGCAGAGTATGGCATGACAATGTGGGGTCTAAACTCCAAGGTCTTTGCTGAAACGGGTTACGATCTAGAAGATGAACGAATGGATGATATCGAAGTAGGTATTTCATTCTCATTCTAAACTAAGTATAGGGTTGCTACTCAATAAGCACGTCGGGGGCCATGGTTAGCCCTCATTTTATTTGTCAAAAATTTGACAGCAATAAATTGACAAATTATTGTCACTATTGTTTAGAATGATAGTTTATAAATAATCATAAAGGAAATGATGAGAGAAATATACTATGGTAAAAGCAAACATAAGTGAAGATACAGTAATTGCGACACCGTTACGTAATGTCATTACGATTATCGCTGCAGTAGCTGTTGGTACATGGGCATACTTTGGACTTCTCGAACGGTTGAATAATGTTGAAACTAATATAACGCTAATGGCTACTGACTTAGAAAAGAACACAGAATTTAGAATTAAGTGGCCACGTGGTGAGATGGGATCGTTACCAGCTGACAATGAGCAGTTTATGTTAATAGAACACTTATCAGGTCAGCTCGATAAAATGATAACTGATATTGAAAGTGGTAATGCACCGTACGATCAGCAGCAAAAACTTACATTAGATTTTTATGAAAAACGAATAAGTAAACTAGAAGAAAGAATCGACGCTATCAAAGCGCAAGGGAGTAATTAGCATGATAGAGATATTTAAAGGCTTTGTGCTATTTTTGTTTATAGATGGAGATGCGCAGGAATACACTCCAAAGGACTCACTATCTGATTGCTTGAAAGCAAAACGAGAAATTGCAAGAAACCTAGGTGAATCGGGAAGATATTCTTGCGCGCAAGGTACATTGAAAGTTCAAGATATTAATGGTAAGATGGTATCAATAGGATTAGTAGAAGAGTAGTGTTCAAGAGAACAAAGAAGAAACTGAAAGAGCTGTGGAACGTAGACAGCATGATCGACTTGATTGTCGATCTTCTCTTAGTTATTTTCGATGTTCTCTACTCTCCTATTCTTATTATTGTTAGAATACTAAGGCATTTCTTTAATGAATGGATTGTCAATGGTATTAAAAAATTTCTTAAATGGTTTGCGCATAAAGTTTTAAGAATACCTGAAGTTGAAATAAAAGAGGATGATATATAATAACATGGCATTTTTAGTACACCAGCTCCCCCCAGTCCATGTCTATGTTCGAAAAGAATACCTTTACGATCTCGAACATGGGCATGGCGAATTTACTCCAGGCATATGGATTAGTGTAAAAAGTACAGAACACAAAGCATTGTACTTTGAAACATTACTCACAGATTATGGTGCTTTATATGATAAGTTACCTATATCTGCTTTTGTTTGGAAGACTGACCACGGCGAGCTTTTACCTCTTGACGTTCTTCAACTTTGGGATTGTTTTGATTACGATCTTACGGTTATTGAAAAACCAATCTTGTGCCGGTGCGAGTTCTTTGGAAAAGATAAACGAATGCACGCAGGAGAATACGAATTCACAATTGATAACTGTCATCGTGATGCTTCCACTCTTGATACTAATTTCAGTGAACACGATCCAGAGCATAAGTCTTTCAATGTTATAAGACTTGACAACGGTCAGTTTGCTGCTCAGCCTAACAATCGAGTTATCTGGCGTGATAGCTCCTTGACACCCGATAAACTAATGACACCAGACTTTAAAGTTTGTACTCAGAACTATGCAGTTGAGACTGAACCAAAATGGTCAGTAGGACATACTGATGAGTGGCAGTACAAAACTAGAGAAGAAGAGGACGGATTTGAATAATGGACGCAACTGCAGAAGAAATCAAAGAAGCTTATAGATTATTTTACTTAATCAAAGGTCATTTAGATTCTCCTGAAGCCACAGTAATGTCTAGTTATAATAGCTATTTTAGACGAGCTTGGCAGTCAGGATCTGACGGTGCTCCACATTATGAAAGAGACGAAATGTTCGAAGACGCATGGGCTAAGAAAATAGAAGAAGATGCTATAGAAAAAGTAGCTAACTTAGGCTACGACTAATTGAATAGAATAAAAAACTTTATTGCCTGGATAAAATTTTTAAATAAACAAGGCGGTAGCTGGTCATACTTCTCCATGTTAGAAGACGCATGGTCTAATAGTAAGACATGGAAGCCAACAGGAACTTGGCCATATAATATGGACCAGAAATAAAAATCACAAATATTTGTTTTTAAACGAAACTTTTTCCTTTACATTTGGTTTTAACTGTGGTAGAATAGTTATATCAAATGTTAAGGAGATTGTAATGACTAAGTTTATCAGAGAAAACTTCACATACCATGGCGGATACTTAGAGTATAAAGGACCATATGAAGGTCAGCCAACATATGATGAAGTGTATGGTAAAGATAAAATTCATCCTTCACGTATCGGTATGCCAATGGAACTTTTCATTGCTCGCTTTAAGTACAAAGGTCCTATCACTAAAGCTAAATTCTTAACCGAGCTAATCAAATCTTTTACTGTTGAAGAGTATGCCGAAGCTCGTAGTAAAGATTGTCTTGAAAGCGCTCCACTCAATATCCTTAAAAATAAAAATCCTAAATGGTATGATAATATCATGTCAAAATTTCCAAGGAGTCTTGCTTAATGTCAATGCATATGATTAGAGGAGTTCAGGTTCACGGCAATGGTAAGCGCACTAAGGCAAAAAATAAATCTAAAAAGCTTAGGAAAGCTGAAGCAGAACACGAAAAGTTTTTAAAACAATTAGGTGTAGGTAAGTCAGTTGCAAAACATGAAAATAACTTACCTGATTTAAATTGTGGTCCTCGTGTTACATCAGATATTATCTGTTCAAACGGTACAAAGAAAGATGCTGTTAAGTACACAGGTAACGAGATAGCTGGCATAGTTGTTACTCACAAATCAAACCTAATGCCAGTACGTAAGGATAATAAGCAAGCAGCAGTCGATGCTGCAAATATGAGAAGATAAAAAAAAATGCAAAAAATGCATTTTAGGGGTTTACAATCAATATGAAATATGGTATTATATTATTATCAAAATGAAAAGGAAAATATATTATGGCACATGAAGTTGAAATGATCGATGGCGTAGCACAAATGGCATATGCAGGTGATAAGCCTTGGCATGGTCTAGGTGTAGAAGTCTCAAACGATCTTACTCCTGCGCAGATGATGAGAAAAGCTGGTCTTGATTGGTCAGTAGAAAAAGTCGATTCATTTATTGAAGTAGACGGAGAGCGTATTCCTACTGGTCAACAGTCTTTGGTTCGCTCATCAGATAACAAAATCTTAACTAATGTTGGTGGGGATTGGAACCCTGTTCAAAACTCCGAAGCTTTCGAGTTCTTTTCTGAGTACGTCCTTGCAGGCGATATGGAAATGAATACAGCCGGATCTTTGAAAGGTGGCAGCAACGTGTTTGCTCTAGCAAAAGTAAAGGACTCCTTCACAATCCTTGGCGAAGACCAAGTTGACTCTTACTTATTGTTTAGCAATCCTCACCAGTATGGTAAAGCGATTGATGTTCGTTTTACTCCTATCCGTGTTGTATGTAACAACACTCTTACTTTCTCATTGAACTCAGCTTCGAAGAATTTTGTCAAGTTAAATCACCGTTCAGTATTCGATGCTGATCAAGTAAAAGAAACACTTGGCATTGCTCACGACAAATTCTCACAGTACAAAGAAATGGCTGAGTTTTTGTCAACTCGTAGGTTTACTGCAGAGTCATTGGTTCAGTTTTACAATGACGTGTTTCCTTATACACATAAGGAATCAGAAGTTAAAACTGTTAAAGATCTTTCTAAAACAGCACGTGATGCTTATGAAGTTCTTGAAACTCAACCTGGTGCAAACTTCGGTGAAGGCACATGGTGGCAGGCTCTTAATTCTGTCACGTATCTAACTGACCACAAACTTGGTCGTAATGCAGATACACGTATGCAATCAGCGTGGTTCGGTGTCAATCAATCTCGTAAAATCAAAGCAGCTAACAAGGCAGTAGAATACGCTACTGCCTCTTAAGGAGAACTAATATGTTATCACTATTTTTGAAAAACCTAGCTCAAATTTCATTCTTTACCGGTGTCGGTTTTGGCGTTGTTTTAGTTACAGCTGAGCTTATGGAATATAGCACTTACTTTGTTATATTTCCTGCAGTACTCATAGCCTTTTACTTAGCGTATGACAAAGCTAAGTCTGACTACGAAATCAAGCAACTAAGGGATAGTTAATGCCTTGGCCTCACAAAAACAGACCTCGCCCCGGTCGTCGTAAGAAAGGATCAGGTAAAAGAAAGGCAGCACGTAAACGTAGAGCACGTAAGAATAAATAGATAAAACACGGAGAGCGTTGTGGCAAAACAATTAGAACAATATCAATTTACTGAAAGCATAATTGTTGACGCTCTCCATCATTATACTATGACACATTGTTACGGCCAGCTTGATGAGGCGTTTTATTATGATTTATGTGCAAGAACATTCTTTGATGATGCTCTAGAAATATGTATAGTGTTAGATTATTTGGAAGAAGTCTATGGTGATTTCTTCCTAGCTCAACCTCTGGTTAAGCAATTTGAGAGGAAAAAAAGTAATGGGAATAGTAGTAAGTGAAAAAGAACCTCAACTCATTGGCACATTTAAAAATTCGCCTGAGGATATTGTAGAACTACAGAACGTAGAGAAGATGGTAAGCACTCTCAATCAAGACTTAGTTGATAGTGGATTTGAACAATATCAGTATCACCTAGTCCGGAAAGGGCGAAAGGCTTACATAGAACTAAAATGAGGGGGCTACGGCCCCTTTTATTTTTATTATAAATAGTACCAACTGTTAATTCAATGAGGTTTAATGTGGCCTATACATTCTTTCCAAAGTCAACGCAGGAGATAGACTCTGAGCTCAAAGATTTCCCTGAGGAAAATCTAAAAGAGATCAAGAGACTTTTTGCTATTTTAAAGCCAAAAGCACCTACTCCAATAAACATTGATCCAGGAAAGAAGAGCAATGTTAATGTAACTCGCCAAGTGCAAGATGATATGACTATCGCAGACATAAAATCTAAAGCAGGTCTTAGTAAAGTTAAAATAAAATTCGGTAACGGATCTTCTGGTAATCGTGGTGCCAACAATCGTGGTAACTTATTTGAACCGCAATTTGCTGAGGCGCTTTTAGCTTGGTGGGCAGGTGACGCAATTAAAGATAGAAACATGTCAGCTGCGATTGAACACCTTGATAAGACGTATGAAATGTCGGAATCAAAAGAGTTTAAAGTGGATGTTGTAGGTGGTGAAAATACTCGCCGTCCTCTCGTGTTCTCTCCGAAGATCCAACTTACTAATCCAAAAGGAAAAGGGTTC